TCATCAGCAACCGCGCTTGATAGTGCTACCCCGTGGACTTCATCCGTTGAAGCCGCCGCAACCGCTTTACCCGATGAACAAGTTACTTGCCCGCCCCGGGTTATCGTTCCACCGCTTACAACTTTACTGATCCCGGAATAACCGATCGCAACCGCCGCGCCCGCCGTGGTTTCAGCGGTTTGCGCGACACCAATGCAAATATCAGTCTTGGCCGCGCCCGCGATAAATTGCCCATCCGCGCCGCTGATCTTTACAAAGTTGTATTGGTCAATAGTCCCGGTGTTCAACTCTAAAGAGATACAATTCAGATTTTCATAAATTGCCATTTTTTAACTCCACCCAATCGATTTCGAATAAAGGTCTTGATTATCTTTCAAGGTCCGTTCGTAGGCTTTCAAATAAGATTCGCCGGTTTTTGCCACGCGGTGTCGAGCCTTTTGCTCGATCTCAATTTCGAAATCATTTTGATTAGCCGATCCATGGGTTGCTGAACTTTGACTGGTTCCATGCTCCCCAAAAACGCCGCTGTTTTGGCTAAAGGCGTTGGTCGCTTTAAGGATCCCCTCCACCCTCGCGCAAAGCTCGGGGCTTAGGTCATCAATATCCCTTAAGAGCAAACCAACTTCGCCCGGGGTTGCCCCGGGGATCACATTGTAAGATTCACCCGCCTTTTGGATGAACTCTTTTTCTCGCTTTTCTGATTCATGCTTTTTAATTTTTTCATGAAGTTCTTCATTGGCCTTAAACAACTCTTGAACCCTCGGATCGTCATAGGCTTTTAACAAAGCTTGCGCCCGTGGGTCTTCTTCCGATTTCTTAAGCTTATCTTCATCGGATAACTTAGAACCCTCGGATTCCTCACCTCGATCAAAATCGGATTGCGCTTTGTTTTCGTCAAAAACACGGGTGCCCTCGGATTCCTCGCCTCGGTCAAATTCGTCCGGTTTTTCTTCGGCTTTTAATCCAAGGGCGTTCTGGATCTTATCAAGCAACCCCGCGTTTAATTCTTCTTTGACGGCGGAAAGCAATTTCATTGCATCCTCAATAGTGCTTTGTCCTTCTTTGCTTACACCGTCAACGGTCATTTGCTTTAAAATTTCGGTCGTGTCTTCATGTCCGGGGGACGATAAGATCGCCGCTGTTAAATCTTTCATTTCAAAATCCTCCGATTTCCAAAGTGCGAATTTGCGCTGGTTTGCACCGCGCTTTACCAAGCTAACTTCATGCACCGATAAAGAAGAAAGGTCTGTAGCATTTTGCTCATCTTCATTTTGCTCACTGGCCATTTTCACCAATCTCCCCATATTCAACCGCCGGGATTTTTCCCGATTCGTGGGCCGTTCTTAATCCGAAACCACCAATTGAATAAGCTTCGAAATTCCCATCTTGGAAATCTTTCCAAAGGGAATCGTTTAGCTTTGTGCTCAAAATCCAAGATCCTGATGTCACGATGTCTTCACCCATTTTAAAGCGGTAAGCTTTATGGGGTTCGTTTTCCATCGCTCGAACATAATCTTCCCGCGTTGGATAAGGTACTAGGTAAGATTCAACCGGAACCGCGCCCGCTGCTTTCGCCGCGTGATTCAATCCAATCGTCCTTGAAGAACTCAGCCATGAATGGGCCGCGTCTTCGATCGTACCAGGGAAAAGAATGTCATTTTGAGAATCTTTAGAGTATGGCGACAAAACAACGCCCGTAACTACTTTTTTCTCTGTATCGGCTTTGCTGATATTAACGTTGATTGGGTTGGGTTCGCTCTCATGAATTGAGGCCTCAACGAGTGAACCCGTTTGGGTCGGTGGTTCACTATTAGATTCCAGCACATGATCGGGGGTGCTGTCAAGAATTGATTTTATTATCCTAGCTTTTCTGGCTATCTCCCCGCTATCACCGAATTTAAAAATCGAATCCGGGTGAGGGAGTCGTGTGGAATATTGGCTTTTGCCTGCGCTTAATTTACCCAAGCCAATCACGACCCCCCCACTTGGGGGACACTTAGACGTGGTAATCTTATAATCAGGATTACCTAATAATGGAAGATAAACTTCCTTAAAGATTTCTAAGGGCTTACCCGTAATCTCGGAATCACAAAGAAAAACCACGGCTCGATTCTTGGGTGTATGCGCCTTTTGCAACGTAGCAAAAGCCCACCCCGGCAAAACATCGAAAGCTTCCCCTAGCGCCTTCATTATCAAGTTATTGTTATTCAAATTCTTTACAATCGATTCCGCATAGACCGCGCTTGCGCCTATATGCGAAGATTCCCCCCGGATCTTCTGCACCCGTGATAAACTGAAAATCCGATAAACATCGGTTAACGTTGCCAAGGTCTTTTCATCGCCCCCTAACTTTGTGATTAGAAACTTTTCAGTGTTAAGCGCCGCGAAAGCCCACCCGGGTAGCCGCCGCTTGGCTTCCACCAAGGCTTTGCCCACTGGTAAAGCATTGGGGCGCCCTTTCTTATAAGGCGCCAATCTAGGCTGGATATGCGCCGCGCTATAGGCAATTCTGAAACAAGTTTCATCCGTTCCACCGTCAGAAATGCATCCGTTGAATGTTGCCATAAACTTTTCTTGGTCTGAACTTTTTGGTAAAGCCCTTTTCACCTTATCGGGTAATTCACTAATTTCTGAATATGGCATTTTCTACTCCCCCGCCGCTTGTTCTTCATCGGTTGGTTCGACCGCAAAATCTTGTGGCCTACTTAAAAAAGCATTTTCGGATTGTGGGGCGCCCGCCAATTCCCTTACCCATTTCTCTAATTCATCATCGGGGGTTATGATCCCCGCGCTCACCATTTGAGCGATCGGCCCTGATATTTCTTCAAGCGGCATTTTCTCTAGATCGCCGTGCCTTATTTTGGGATAGGTCGCCGCGTCTAAATTTCCATTCATCCGCATTAATTGCTCCACCGCAACATTTAACACTTCCACAACCGCTGACAGGAAGCCGCCCAATGCCTGAGAAAACATGTTGGTTTTTGTTGACGATAAGGCCCACGATCCCGTGGTGCCCGATCCAAGGAACAAAAAATCAGCCAAGAAAGATCGAGCGATTGCCTTTTCAAGCCGCTCGATCACGGGGGTTGTTTCGGCGGTTTTGCCCGACGATCCACTCATTAACTGGAACTTGTAACCGCTAGCATTGCCGTCTTGTGTCACCTCGCTGGGCAAAACGAGACCGGCATATTCGTCAGATTTTACCCTACTAACCATGCTTTGAAAGTTCTCAAGTAACTTCTTTTCTGCGCTTGTCGCAGAATCGGACAGTAAGCGTAATGGGACGGTCATAACAGGTAGCCCGCTCAAATTGCGACTAATGCCAATTGCCTCGCTGATCTGTATCTTTTTTTGAATTGAATATGACACAAAACAATTTCTCAATAAGCTCCGCCCTTCGGGGTTGTCCTTCATGACACCCACGGATCGGAACAACAAAAGCTTTTCTAGTGGTATGTAGTTGATCCCATAGTTAGGTGGGGCCATTTGATACATTCCCAAAAGTTCCCCGCTCTCGGAAAATTCCCAACCATAGTTAGTATCTTGAGATCTTGGGGAGAACTTACACCACCCAATCTTATTATCGGAATAAATTGAACTCTTGGATTTATCGTCATTTCTTCCTTGTCTCATTTTGAAAACAATCTCAAAAGTAGACCAACCATAAATGCATATCCCCCTAACCGCTTCACCCATAACGTTAGCCCATGATTGGGATAGGTCATCAATGCATTCTTCAACGAATTGCGCCGAAGCTTTAGCCCCGGGGGATTCATCCGCCGCGTCAACTTCCCACGCAACCTTTCTAACGAACGAATCGATCAAGAATAACACGGCTCCGATCGTTGCGTTATTGTCACTCATCTCACGGAAGATTTTGACCCCGTTATTTCCACGTAACTCGGACAACCATTCTTCATCGATCGTCGTGTATCCATTTGAGAATCTATTTAAGCCGGTGACACCAATTTGGGAATATGGATCGATGTTTTGATCTTCTTCCTTAACGTCATTACCGCCCGGGGTGTAGGGATTTTCTGCCATTATCTTGCCCTTTGTTTTTTGTAATCTTTTTTAGAAGCCGGAGCGATCCGACACCTGCAATTTATCCGCTCACCGGGGGGAAGCGATCCATCCCCGGGTGCTAAAGCTGAAACGATCCCCGATGCTTCGGAATCCCAAACAAATAAATCATCCACGGGAATCACCACGCCATCCAAATCCCTGTGAGATTCCCGCGTTCTATCGTCGTGAAATGACACCCACATCTTGAATTGCGTGCCCCGATCCTGGTAGCTTTGAAACGCCGCGTTATTCCTGGCTTGTGTCAATTCGGTCCTTGCGATCATACTTGCACGCCTTGCCACGCTGTAAGGATCTCTTGAGCCATTAACCCCGTTATCACCGAAAGTTCTAAGCTTGCGCCCCCTGAATTTGAATGGTTCCGCCTTGGGCAAACCCGCCCGGGTGAAAGGATCCGGCCCGGGTACACCTTCAAGCGCCCGCCGTATATATGCATCACTTGCCCTGATACCGTACTTGATCTCCTTCTCTCTTAATGACGCCATGAAGTTCCTAGTTGAATCATAAAATTCACGTCGAAGATCTGAGATGATTTCGTTGGCCGCGATCTCAATACGATATTGGGACCGCCGAAGTTCATTAAGGTATTCTTCACCCCTGATAATGGTATTGGTTTCATCACGATAATTTGACCTAAAGGATTTCATATACCAAGCCTCAAGTATGCGCTTCAATTCTTCCGGGGTTCCCGCATACTCTGCTTTCTTGATTATCCCGCGATCTCTCAGCCACTGGTTCTTTAACCTGATCAAAAACTTATTGATCCATTTTGACACTTGCGGACCCATTGCCCGTTCATGGGCCGCCGCGATCCTTGCACCCTTACCAGCGAACATTCGCCCAATGGATTCCTCTTTTGCGACTACATCCACGCTAGGGTTCCAACCGTATGATTTACGCTGATGTCCATGTTAATCGGTGTCTGGTTCTTACTGTCAAGTTCAGTGATTCCCCAAACCATTGCATCCAATCGATCGTCATCATTATCACCCGCGCCGGGTACGAAATTGCAAAGTTGATCTTCAAGTTCCGTCATGGCCTTACAAAAGTGAACCTTCCCTTGCTCAAAACGAGAAGAGATAGGTTGCGCCCGCGTGAATTTTCCTTTTGAAGCTCTCACCTCTTGGATTGAAACCGTTGGATCGATTTGGTTGATTATCTTGCGCCATAGGTCACCGCCCTGATTCACTTCGACCACGATACAATCAGCCATATTCTCATGATACAATCTAACCGCCGTTGCCATTATTTGATCCGGGGGGGCCACTGAACTCAAATCGTCGAGAACATAAAAATGGGAATTTTCATCGATCCCACAAATCACAACCCCGCTTTCATTTGATCGTTCGTGCGATGTCACCGCAGGATCTACCGCTACCACAACACGTACCAAATCAGGAACATGAGAACATCGGTTATCGTCGATCGACTTTCTAGTAAAAATCGCGCCCGGCATTTCATCCAAAAGTTCCCCCTCTAATTCTTGGCGCCCCATCGACGTTCCACCGTATTCTTCAAAGATTTGCTCCATAAATATCGGGCTAAGGTTTGCCCTGTTTTCTTTTGTGCTACCACGGGTAATCAATGTCCTAGGGTTGCTTACAATCTTTCTGAGAAACTTCTTCGGCCGTGGGGTGGTAGTTATGATAGCCCTTGGGCGCCTTCCAAGCCTTAACCCAAACATGGCCATTGACCAAGTATAACCGCCGCGATTCCAAGACCCTACTTCATCCGCCCAAATCAATTCGCATTGCGGTCCCCTAAGTGCTTCGGGTGTATCACTCGAAAATGTTAATGCAACCGCGCCATTGGGCCAAGTCAATAAACGCTTTGACGGCTCGTAAAGGGGACGAAAATTTGCAGGGGAACAATTCACGATTCCGCTTTCGCCGTCGATCATAACCGATCGGACATCCCCCACGGTTCGACCTATCAAATGGATTCGAGACACCCCACCAAATCGTACCGATTCAATCACCGACTCCGCCCCGGTTCTAGTTTTGCCCCAACCCCTTCCTGTCATGATCAACCACGTAGCCCAATCCCCTTCTGGGATTAGCTGTTCTTTTCTCGCGTTAAACTTCCAGTCTTTCTCAAAAAGAGAAATCTCACTTTCGGACAACTGAGAAATGAACTTATTCCTCTGTGTTGCATTCTGCGAACTTAACCAGCTTAGCCAGGATTCTCGATCTTGCGCTGTCGATGTCATGTTCAATTGGTCCCCCTTCTGGCCCGCTGATTTCTTGCTGAATCTTCGCCGTCATACCGCGCCGCCTTTCAAGCTTCCACGCCGCCGCTTGCCACGATCCACCAATCGCCGCTTTCTCAATTAGAGCCAACCATCGATTAGTGGCTTCCCCCTCAACTTCTTTTATGCGCTTTAAGAATTCGCCGAACTTCTTGCTTGTGGCTAGGTTTGGATTCTCTTTTACTTTATTCTTTTGATCATAATACCACCCCTCACTAAACCCCGCGCACCCGCACGCGTCCTTGACTGGACACCCCAACCGGATCGCGTTTAAGAATCGATCAATCATATCATCGGTTAAATCTTTAGGCTTTCGCCCCGCCCTACTTTTTGCTTTCTTAACCATTTAAAATCTCCGCCGTTCCCCCGGTGAAATCTTCCCATCGTCTCAATATGACATCACAATAAGCCGGGGAAAGTTCCATGCCATAACACTTGCGCCCGGTTTGCTCACAAGCGATTAGGGTTGAGCCAGATCCTAGAAACATATCAAGGATTATGGTGGTATCATGATTTTTAAGAATTTGATTTATTAGGCCCACCGGCTTTTGTGTGGGGTGTAACCCATCATTACACCTTGGATAATCAAACACGGTCCATTGCCGATTATCTCCAATCCACTTGCGGTTATTTTTTATCGCCCCATAAATAAATGATTCATATGTCGGCTTATAGTGTGCTCCCATGGCAACACTTCCTTTAGGCTTGTTCCAAATTAGGTGGGAAATATAAGTCAAGCCACTTTTCTCAAGCCCGCTAAAAAACTTGTCTTCTTCCCCCGCCCCATAAAAGACATAAAACGGGCCATTACAAAAAATTTTTACTACATCAAAGGAAGGGGGATACATGTTAAAATTAGAGTCGTTTAATAGCTTACGGGTAGATCTCCCCTTTTTATCTTTGCCAAAATACATTGTAGATTTCGGCCCTTCATAATCCACCCCATAGGGTGGATCGGTGAACACCATATCAGCTTTTTGCCCATCCATAAGCGCCGCAACATCTTCGGCTTTTGTCGAGTCCCCACACATCAACCGGTGGTCGCCAAGCTTCCAGATTTGCCCCGGTTTCGCCGTGGGTATTTCGGGAACATCGGGGACTTGATCGGGATCGGTGTTACCCTCGGAGATCCCCGTGACTTCATTAACAAGCGCCGCCAATTCTTCATCACTAAACCCGGCGGCTTCAAGCAATTCATCCGACTCAATTTGCAACGCGCTTAATTGCTTTGCCAAGCTTTCATCATCCCATTCTGCTAATTCCGCACTGCGGTTGTCAGCTATCGCGTAGGCTATAGATTCCGAGCCATTTAATTCGGTGCTTACCGTACTGATATCTTGCCAACCCAAGGAATCCGCCGCCGCAAGGGTTCCGTTACCCGCAACCACCACACCATTAGAATCTACCACGATCGGCTTTTGTTGACCAAAACGAGACAAACTTGCTTTGATTGCTTTCAGGTTTTTCTCGTTATGGGTTCGCACATTAGCGGGATCCATAACCAAGGATTTCACGGGGACCTTATCGATTCGCATTTTAAAACACCTTTATGATTGGCTCACGGGCGTGATCTTTCCAAACCCAATATTCCTTTGAAGCGTTAGGGGGAACCAAGGCTTGTATCATTTCGCGCCGCTCTTTTGACCCCGGGGGACGATTTGCTTTGACTTGTACCAGTCGGATCCCCTTATCACCGATCGCGATAATATCCCATTTTCCTTTGGACGCCGCCGCCCTTGTACAATCGTACCCCTCCGACTCTAGCCGCCGGATAGTTTTATGCTCTAACCGCCGCCCCTTAGCCGCCGTGTTTATTCGCGCCATGAAAACCCCCTAACCAATCTTTAAAACTTTTTTGGGCCTACCACGCCCCCCGCCCCTAGCCGCCCTTTTTTCAACCACAACGATTTCATGCGCCACCAGATAAGCAACACCGAGATCGATCAACCGCCCAAAGCTTGAAGTAGATTGAGATTGCTTTTTCAACGCACCAATCGTTAAACCATCATCACTAGATTCAATCGCCGATAAAATGATTTCGCAAACCTCAGGAAGGATCGGGAGAGTATCCGGGCTCAAATCGACGCAATGCGTCAAAGCGTGATGATCAAACGAGTGATTGGGAAACGGTGAATCAATTTCTTTATCGTTTTTTGATTTCATTTTTCCCCGCCCCCAAACAATTGTCCCCCAAAATCATACCAATTTCAACCGGCAATTAATGCCAGACAAAAAAAATCGAACGCTTACAACGCCGCCACGACTCGAAGCGACCGCTACCAATGCCAACCACCGATTGATCTACAAAAGCCGCACAAGCCCCGCTCAAGCCCCGCACACAATCCATGGGATTCGAAAGTTAAACTTTCAATTAACATCACCTATGATCGGGGGGCGCATCCTTGCTGCCCCCTGGGCTATGTCGGGGGCCGGGGGCAACAAAGAAGACACAAGACGCGCCTCCATCGAGCATAGATAAAGACGCCCCCAACATTAACACAATAAACAAAACCTAGCAATTCCAAGGGCTTGTTTTTTTGCAAACCTGGTTCACTTTCTTTTGTGATAAAAGACAAGGCTCTAAAAATAAATATGGCAATTATGTCACCAACCCCGGGGACATATTTATTTCGATTTTAGGTTTTGTAAGTATCTGTTTTTATTATATATATATAAGATTCTATATATATATTAATAATTATGTCACCGGACACACCCCCCTACCCTTTCTTTTTTTTGGGGTTGTGCCCCTCGGTGCGTAAATAATTATTTGTACCTTTTCCAACCCCACAACTCTCTCAATAAAGTGTAACAGTGCCATAATTGCCATAATTGCTTTTTTGGGTGTTAAGTAACTGGAATCATTAAGAAAAAAACCAAATAAATATGTCACCAGAGCGGTGACATAATTATTTTTCGGTGACATATTTATTTGACTAATGGCCGCCTTGGTCCCCCGGCTTAGAACCAATCCTGACGCCCGCCGCTTTAGTGATTTCTTCGAACAAATCTTTAGAAACTCTTGGGTGGAGTTCCTGGAGTAGGGCGACGATTGAACGCTCAATGCAATCTAATTCACTCACCAATTCTTTTCGGGACTTTTCAAGCTCGTATCTTAGCACCGAAACCGCGTCCAAAATCTCAATATCCCGCCCACGGTTGGCCTCATAAATCCGCACCAATTGCTTATCGATCATTAAATAAAATTCCCTAAAATCTAACAAGCCGCCTATCTTTTTATCAGACATCATCAACCCCTACCCACGCAACACGGGGCCGCCCCGCGCTTTTATGTTTTACTTCCCCAAAATAAACTTCGGAATTTTCTTGTAGATCCCTCATAATCTCCGCCCTTTCTTTCGGCTTAAATCCTTTGAACCGCCTATTGATTTCGCGGGTTGTCAGCCCTTTAGATCCTGATTCGAAAATTGCTTGGAGAACTTTCTGGCGGTTTTTCCCGTAATCCGTGGTGCTCAAATTCTTTTTAGCCGCTTCGACTAGTGCCCCGAAACTCCACCTGCAATAGTTATTTGCCCATGTTGCTATTTCCCGGGTGACAACCGGTCGATTGATATCAACCGAGCAAGCCACGATTCCTGCTAACCGCATTGATATTTCATGCATTCGCCCAACGATCACTTCAAGCCCCGATGATTCCAGTGTATCTTGAATTTTTATTTTCTCAATTTCGAACCGCTCAAATTCTTCTAGGGCGTTGTCACTTATTCCGATCACCTTTTCATCGGGTGCGACTTCAAAAGATTCCGCGTTGAGATCGATCGTTCCGGTTGCGGTTGCTGCTTTTGCCCACGCGATTAGATTCCCCGGGGGATCTCCCAACCGCCCCGTTAGCCGCCCTGGTTTTCTTGCCGCCCGCATATCCGCCACTAAAAGC